GTTTCCCAGTCACGATCCGATTTCACTCTTTCATCCCTTCAGTCAGCAATGGGGGATTTCTCCCCCATTCTTCTTATTTACCACGTATTTTCTGTTCCGTATTATCTTTGGATATAAACACATTTTATCTATATATTATTTTTCCCTCTTTATCTTTTTTAAATTCAATTCCATCATCTTCCCATTCTTTTGCCCATTTTTCCCACACTGGGCCCATCGGGAATACATATTCCATCTTTTGTTCCAATGTACTATTCCATAACCATTTCCACGCGTTTGCTAATGTTATTCCTCCTTCTGTTAGTGTTTTTACTATTATTGTATCTTGTGGGCTTAATCCATTTATTTTATATTTTTCTACATCTAATTCATTTAATTGTGCTTTTGTTCTTGTTTCCCATGCTCTCGCATTTGTTTCTCCTTCTTGTGCTACTCTTAGTTTTTCATTAGCTTTAATTTCTCCTACTTGAGCTTCTAATACTTCTATTTCGCCTCCTTTCTTATTTGTATCTTTATCTATATTTTTTGTTTCTGCTATTAATTTCGCTGCTTGTGCTCCCATTAACATATTCTGCATATCCATTCCTTGTATAGCTGGTGCACTACTTCCACTCGCACTTCCTCCACCTTGGCTTCCTGTACTTCCTCCCGTCCCGGATTGTCCATACATTAATCCTGGGTTTAATCCCGCTTCTTTCATATGTCCCATCTGTGCTCCATAGTTTGTCTTATTCCACATATCCATTTGCAGCCTATGTCCTTGTCTATTTAATGCTTCTTGGTTTTGTCTTTGCACATCCATATACTCTAAGTTTCTATTGTGTGCTCTCTCACTTCTTTTCTTTTGTCCTATCATCGATATTAACCCTGTTGCTGCTCCTGCTCCTGCTTGTACTAACCCATCTCCTGTTGGTTTTTCTACTCCCATAATTTCTATTTTATTTCTTTGTTATACGTTTCTATTTTATCCAGTGCTTTTAGTATTCTATATCTTGCATAATCATTTACTAGATCATGTTGCATATGCACTATGTCTCTTATTAATTCTGTATTTTCTTTGATTACTTTTTTTACTGCTTTGTTATCTATCATGTGATATTCATCTACTATTTTCATATTTTCGCGCTTTTAATTTTTAAGCGTTTTCGCTTCTTGTTTATAATGTACAAATGCGTACCACTCACTTTTAATAAAGGGGGCTTTTTACTCGTAATCGGCTCATCAATTACTTTCAATTACCCCCACTATTCTATTTGTCCGTCGTACCGTTTGTTGGCTCAGCTCCGCTGTCTTTTCTTGGCTCTAATTTTACTATTTTAGCCTCTTTATCTTCATTTTTATTAGCTTTAGCTTTTCCTTTAGCTGCTTCATTTTTCAGCCTTAAGTCTGTTGCTTCTGCCGCTAATTCCCATCTGTCTGTTCTCACGTTATACTGCGCTCCTACACCGTCTTTTTTATCTGTATAGATCTCTGGTGCTCCATCTTTTATAGGCTCTTTATTACTCAAGATTCTTTCTACCTTGTTCTCAATAGTTTCACCTTCTCTTATCTGCGTACTTTTTAGTACTGTTGTATTCATTTTATTTTGCTTATACATCTTTTTTCTTTTTATAGGTTTGGTATTACTTTAGCACTCATTTTTCTTCTCGCTTTTACATCTGCTCCAATCTGTACCCAAAAGTTCTGTGCATCTACACTTGTCTCTGCGAATATATGATTGAACTTTGATGGGTCTATGTACGTTGTTATATCTCTAATTCCCGTTACACTTTGCTCATATCTTCTGTTTAATGTCATGAACATACTATTCTCTTTTAACGCGAAATTTCCCTTACATACATTTATATTTGTCATATAATTCAACCATGCTGGTTGTTTCCCTGCACTCTCATGTTTTACATCTCCCGTGTTACTTATTGTATCACCTGCCCAATGCATCTGCCCTGTTACTAAGTCCTGATATCCTATCGCTCCCATTTCTGGCTTATAGAAGTCATTCATTGTTTTCAAGTCTACACTCCATTTATTTCCTTGCGAATAATCCACTAATGGCGTTATACTCACTATTCCCAATATTACACTTGGCTCTGCACATTTAATCTTCATTTTTCCACCTTTGTGCTTTCCTGTTAATTTCCCTCTCCCTGCTAAGGTTCCTAATGGCTGTTGGTTTCCGTCTGCCATTTCTACATCACTATTACTTACTACTTCTTCGAATGCTAATGTTTTTATTAAGCTCCCGTGATATACTGGGCTTTCTACTCCTTTCGCTCTTTCATGCGTATATACCGCATCTAACCAATCATCATAGCTCCCTCCACTTACTGCAATTCTATTTAGCATATTATATACTTTCTGCTGTAGATTTAAGCTATCCATATATATTACATCATCTGTCCCTGCTTGGTTTTGTTGCACTACTACCGCACTCACTTCTCCTACTCCTGTTGCTCCTTCTATCCATTCTTGATCTATGAACGAATTGAATAGATCACTCTGGTACGTTTTCACCGCTAATCCTTCTTGATTTCCTAATGCGTAAGCATTCTTCCAGTTACTATCTGTTGCCGCTCCTCCTACTGCATCTAATCCCCATCCATATGGCGCTTCACTTGTATAGTCTACCTTTACTGCTCCTGCTTGTGATACTGCCTTTAATATTTCTTCTCTCATTCCATTTATATTCTTTAATGGAAACTCGTGCACTATTGGTGCTCCTCCTCCTGCTGCTGCTACGTTGTCTATTAATACATTATTTATCGCTACTCCTGTACTTCCACTTGCTGATCCAAAGTATCCGCTACACGTTATTGTTGCATATATTACATTCCCACTCGCTCCAATTATTCCATTTGGATATTGTACCGCATTTATTGTTGCGAATAATTCATATATATTAAATGTTCCACTACTTCCCAACGTTAATTCTATATCGTGCACATTTGGTGCTCCATACGGATCCCCCGGATTCGGCCATCCCATCTCTAATACACATTCTACTTCTCCATTTTGTAAATCGAATATATGACTTTGCCCTACTATATCTATTAACTTTTGTGTTTCATCACTTACTAAGCATTGGTCTACTTCCCATTCATTATCCCAATTTGTTTGGTGTATTACTGCTCCTATTGTTTCATTTGTATCATCTGTTTGTTGTTTATTTGCATAATAATTCCCATATACTTCCCAATATGCTAACCATGGCACCGCATTAAATTCTCTTTGTACCTTTGCTTTATTTCCTGTCACACTCCTCCCTAATCCTTGCATCCCTAAATACGAGAATATACTACTCGGATTTATATACATCTGATCTTTTATCTTTCCGTCTGCGTCTACATTTGCTGGATCATACTCACCCACCATATTCATTATCGGTAACTTTATTTCTTTCATATCCATACCAATATTTATCATATTCATATGCAATTTCCCCTGATACAATCTTACTGGTGCTTCGAATACGTCTAACTGCACCTTATAGCTTCCGAATAACGGCCCAATTGTTGGCAACGTTTTTACATCGCAGTTCAAGTCTATTTCCCATGTATCTCCTGGTAGTGCCACCTCATTCATGAATGGTACTAATGTACCTGCACTCATTGTGCTTCTATACACATACGATAAGTCATGTGTACTCCTTGTATAATTTTTTATACTTACTTCTTCTTTGTTTCCCGATCCTAATCGGTCTCCACCTATTTGCGTTTTCATTCTATTTGTTTTTATTTGTTAATTGTTCTTTTACTTTTTTATCAAAATTCTTATCCTTTCCTTTTATTTCTTCCAATATCATCATCACTTGTATTATTCTATTCCATGTAATACATCTTAATTCATCTTCTACCTCACCTCTACTATTTTTTTCTTCTGTTACTCTATATTCTCCCATCACTCCAAAGTGCGTATTTTCTTCTAACGTTATCACTGTAAATGGGCTCCCTTCTATTGGGTTTCTTTCAATCATCATTGAAGATTCTTCTTTGTCCGCTTTCTTTACATTCATTGATGTACGTTTTTTTGTTAATGTTTCCATCTTTAGTTATATATTTAGTTGTTTTGATTAATATATAGTATCCTCTCTGAACACTATTTTTCTTTATGACCTCTCCAGTTTCTCGGTCTACGTATATGCTTTCGCTTTTCCATTGCTTTGTGTTTTTCCATTCTTTCCGCATCTTCTTCTCTATCCATTAAGTACTGTGTTAGATCTCCTCTTTTTTTTGGCTTTCCGAATATTCCCGTTGTATCATCTTTTTTGAAGTCCTCCATTATTAATTTGAAGTCTATATAATTACTTATCCTCATAACTATTTTTATAATTTTGAGAACGTATTTTACCACCTTTATCATTGTTTTTTTGTTTTTTTTGAGGGGTAGGGGAGTTGTCTTTTTGTCAGTCGTAGCCTGCTATTCTGGCCAGTTTACTTAATATATATTATCGGACAATTTATAACTCCTTCATTCTCAGTTTGTTAATACTTATTTTACATAATATTCTGCTAATTTACTCTTTTTTTCCTCATTTCCTATTCCCCTAAACATCTTTTTTTTTTGGCCTCATGACCTTTAGGTCGTAAAGCGTCTAGCTGGCCTTTCCATATAGCTTCTCTATTCTTTCTATTCTTTTTAGGTTTCTTCTCTCTTGTTCATACTCTTTCAGTTTCCAATCTTTTTCATTATCTCCATATCCTAATCTTTTATTTTTTCTTCTTGCTTCTTTTAATGTTTCATAATAATCTTTTTCATTTTCACTTATATCTATTTTCTCACCCAATACCCACCTTTCATCTTTATCCAATTTTTCTATCCACAATTTTTCTCTTTCTTCTTCGTTATATATATTATTCCGGTAATATACCGGTAATGCTAATTTAACACCTTTTTGCGTTCTATATACTTCGTTTGTTTCTCCGTTTTCTTTATATTTGTTTAACTGTCTATCTTTTCTATCTAAATATCCTTTCCCTATTCCTTGACTTACGAACATTTTTGGCACATATGTCTTATGTTTTTCATCACCTTTACTTAAATATTTAGTTATATATGCCACCGTATTTTCATTCACATATTCTCCTACGTCTACTCTACCATATTGCCATCTTTCTTCTATATCTGCTTTGTTTTTGCACCATACTATTCCATGTAAGTGCAATCGTTCTGTTGCTTTGGATCCAAGCTCTGTCACTATCCAGTGCCTTATTGTTTTTCCAAATTTTTTTCTCCATCTTTCTGTAAATTTTCTTACGCTATATCTTGCGATCTCATTATCTCTATTATACCCCGTTAGATAGTTTTTCTTATTTCTTGCATGTCCTCTTAGCTTTCCATTTTCTTTTAATTTTTCTTTTATTTTATCATGTTCACTATTTATTTTATTATCTAATTCTTGTATTTTTTCTTCACTATACGTCATTGTTACGAACCACGCTGGCAATTCTGCCTGCCTCATTTCTTCCGCTATTCTTACATACCATTCTCTCGCTTTCTGATTTCTACATTCTATACACTTTCCACATCCTGCACTCACCCATTTCACTCTTTCATCCCTTCAGTCAGCAATGGGGGATTTCTCCCCCATTCTTCTTATTTACCACGTATTTTCTGTT